GGTAGTGTGTTTGGACCACAACGTAAAATCGCTTGGCGAGTCCTTGATGCTCAATTTTTTGGCTTGGCACAACGACGCAAGCGCGTGTTTGTTATCGCAAGTGCTAGAACGGGATTCAATCCCTGTGAAATACTATTTGAGCCCAAAATCCTGCCAGGGAATTTTAAGACGTGCGAAAACACGAAACAAAGTACTCCCTTCAGTACTGCAGACAGCTTTGGAAATTTCCTCAGTTTGAATGCGACAAATTTCAATGTGCCTTATTGTTTTAATGCCTCGGGATTCAGTGCGTACAAAGAAAATAATATTTCGGCAACGCTCACTAAAAGCGGTGGATCTGCTCAAGGGGGCAGCGAAACTTTAATTGTTGGCGCATTAGATACACAATGCGGATATCAAAAGGCCGCATTCCAATCTGTGACTGCTGGACATGTTATTGTCCAGGATGCAGCTCAATTAACTGAATCTAGTAATACAGCATTTTGTATTAATGGCCAGATTATTAATAAAAATGAGCGTGGCGGTGGATCTGGATTGGGAGTAATTCAAGATTACTCATATACAATCACGACTACAGGTCCCCATGCTGTTTACAATGTTGGTAAACCACGTCGATTGATGCCTATAGAATGTGAACGTTTACAGGGGTTCCCTGATACATATACACAAATCCCTTATCGAAATAAATCAGCACAAGATTGTCCCGATGGGCCCCGTTATGCAGCCTTAGGTAATTCCATGGCCGTCCCAGTAATGAACTGGATCGGTAAAAGAATCGAGATGCATATAGGGGCTAATCCTGAATAGGTTTTAATCAGGAAAACCCAAATAGCAACCCCAATTCAAAAAGCCCATGATTCAATCATCATGGGCTTTTTAGTTTCAATATGAGCAATTTAATCAGGCAATTTCAAAACTTGGCAGGGATCGGCACAGTCATCGCCCTCGATCCATCTGTAGGGAAAATGCGCTTAAAAATTGACGAGAACGAAACCGACTGGATACCCATTCCCACCTTGGCCGCTGGTGTTGTCAAATTCTGGCGATGCCCTTCCATGGGTGAACAATTTTCTGTTATGGCCCAAGGCGGTGAACTGACAAGTGCCATTCCTCAAATCAGTTTATTTTCCGAAGAAAACCCACCCCCTACCACTAACCCTGACGAAGTGTATTTCGAGTTTGGCGAATACAGTTTTGTTGTAAATGTCTCAAGTGGCGAAGCTAATTTCAAATTATCCAAATGTGTATTTGATTGTCCACAAACAATTTTTAAGGGGAAAGTTCACTCAGATGAAGAAATTACTTCGGACGTAGATGTGATTGCTGCAAAACGCAGCCTTGTGAAACACCCTCATGGTTTCGTCCGTAGTGGAACGGACGAGTCTGGTCCTGCACTTCCATCTGGAGAATAACGAATGAAAGGCATGTCCAGATTGACTGGTTTAAGCATTACCGATGACGAGGACCAAGACTTCGCTCATTTGAAGCAATCCATACACGATATTTTAAGTACTTTAATTGGTACCCGTTTATGCCGTCGAAATTATGGCTCTTTAGTCCCCCATTACATCGATCAGCCTTGCAATGAAATAACTCAAGTATTGCTGATGTCGACCGCTGCGACTTCACTCATCCGTTTTGAACCTCGAATCAAAATCAGTCAGATCCGAGTGAATCAATCAGCAAATACACCAGGTAAATGGGACTTCTTTATTTTAGGCAAACGCATCCTGCCCACTGGTGAAAAACCTTTTAGTGAAAATTTTAATATTGGAGCCGCTGCATGAGTTCAACACGCATAGATTTATCAGCCCTGCCTTTCCCAAATGTATTAGAGGTTTTGGACTTTGAAGCCGAATTGCTGGCTTGTAAAAATGAACTGATTGCCCGTGATCCAGATCTTGCACCGGCTTTGGAATTTGAAAGTGAACCCATGGTCAAGGTTTTACAAACCTTTGCATATCGGTTGCTTTTAAAAACGGGTGGAATCAATGAAAAAGCAAAAGCACTCATGCTTGCATATGCCAAACGTTCGGATCTCGACCACCTTGCTGCAAATCGTGGTGTGTATCGAAAAACAATCATTGAGGGTAATCCAGCGGCAACCCCTCCTATTGATCCTGTCATGGAACTGGATGAGGACCTGCGCAGACGTACACAACTCCAACCCGAGTCCATGTCTGCGGGTTCCGAAGGATGCTATCAATTTTGGGGTTTATCAGCTCATGGCCATGTCAAAGATATTTCTGTTTTGAGTCCCGCTGCGGGCGAAGTCGAAATATGGGTTCAAAGCCATATCGATGAGGTTGCACCACAAACCTTACTTGATGCAGTAGATCAAACACTTACACCGGGTAAACGTCGCCCTTTCACTGATCTGGTATTTTTTAAAGCATCTACACCCCACGAATGGGTATTAAATGCAAATTTGATTCTATTCCCGGGTCCTGATGCTGAAGTCGTGCTTAAAGCTGCCCAAGATGCAGTAAATGAATATAACGCAATGGTTAGCACTCAAGGCTATGACGTTACTCGCAGCGCATTATTTAAAGCATTACACCAGGGCGGTGTTCAGAACGTAATTTTGACAGATCCTCCAATCGATATCGTCATTCCAAAAAGTAGATATGCCAAGAATGTGGGGATCAATATCACGATTACGGAGTTCCGCGATGTATAGCCTACTCCCGCCGAACGCCACAAAGCTTGAAAAGAATTTCGAGCAGCTTGGCCAACGAATCACTGATTTACCAGTTCCATTTGTAAAACTGCATCGAGTCGATCAGTGTCCAGTGCCATTACTTGCATGGCTGGCATGGGACCACCGTGTCGAGTATTGGAGATCCGAGTGGACCGAAGCAGAGAAACGTCAGGCAATTGCTGAAAGTAAGGAATTCAATGCCCAACGTGGGACCCAATCTTCGATAGAAAACTTACTCAGTAAATTCGTGGCCAACTTTGAATTAAAAGCATGGCATGAGTTCACGCCTCGACAGCCGCCTTTTACTTTCGTGGTGATCATTAATGAAATGATTATTTCTATCGAGCAATTATTGCAGATCCAGACAGCGGTCGAAGCGACCAAGTCTGCTCGTGATCATTTCTCAATAGCGGCCAAAGTTCAAAGTAGTGGCCAATTCAAAATTACTGGAGCGAGTCATTCAGGCGAAACCATTTATTTAAATACAAGGATATAACATGGCAGCAAAATATTATGTGACGCTTACAGATTTTGGTTCTACTCTGATTGCTCAAGCCCATGATGTGGCATCCATTACGCTTAGTGAAATGGTACTAGGTGATGCCAACGGCATTCCTTATGATCCGATAGATAAAAAAGACAGAATTAGCCTAGTTAATCAAAGAGCAACCGTTCCAGTTCAATCTGTTGCTATTAATGGATCAGTGACAACCGTAACTGCTACGGTATTGGCGAACATAGGTGGATTTAATCTTCATGAAATCGGATTAAAAGATAGCAATGGCAAATTAATCTACATCGGCAACTATCATGGCGGTTACAAACCTATCATTGCTGAAGGTGCAGGCGGTGAGTTGACGATTGTTATTGATATTACAGCTGAAGCAGGCAATCAGGCTTTGATTGAAATAGATCCAAATGTCGTGACTGCCAATAAGGATTGGGTTAATTCACAAATTGAATCATTGAAACAAGAATTATTAAATGAAATTAACCTTGCCAAACAGGATGTCGATGTCGGAGATCTTTATATAACAACGATAGCTTTTCCTGATGCTTTAGCCGTTGCGAATCATAAGGGTTATGGTACATGGGAGCCGTTTGGTGATGGTCACGCCTTAGTCACTCGTTCACTTGCACAAATAAATTTAGGTGAGTACGAGTGGACTAAGTATATTGCCGCAACGGGGGGGTCTAACACTCATCAATTAACGATAAATCAGTTACCAATCCATCATTTCAATTACCCGAACCAATGGGCAGGAACTAACCCGCCAAACGTTGTAGAAGTCTATTCTTATGATGACATTGGCTGGGCTAAAGATGGATCTGCTGATACTTCATTGACTCAGCATACAAATAGCGTTGGTGGAGATCAACCTCATAACATTGTCCAGTCCTCTATCGTGATTGCAGCATGGAGACGAATGACATGACGCCATACATCAACATAGGCGATAGCTTTGCATTTGTAGCAAAATTTAAATCCAAACATAGTCAATTGCCCATCGAAATTACCCCTGATATGGTAATTGCCTCAAGAATAGTCAATCAAAAAGAGGAACAAATCGCAGTCTGTCAAGTTACGGTTTTTCCAGACCAGGTAAATAATAAGGGCTGCGTTCAATTTGAAGTGGACAAGCAAATTACTCAAAACTGGAAAACTGGCAGCGCACATTTAGACATTAAATTGTCCATCAATGGCAAAGTGAAAAGCTCAGGAACTTATAGTTTTACTATTAAGAAAGGGATAACTTAATGTTAGATGATGTTGTTATTGAGATTCACTGGTCTAATAATCCTATTCCTTTAGACAGACTGATAGAGGATGCGGATTGTGTTATTGAGATCCCGTTTGGTGTTTTTAATCCTTATCCGAGCAGTTCACAAGTCACATCGGTACAAGGTAAAACCGGAGAAATTCAATTATCCGCTGCTGATGTCCAAGCCGATCCCATCGGAGCAGCTGAGCAAGTCAAACAAGAATTGCTGCTATCAATGGAATCTATTTCGAGTGCAAAACTTGACAAGGTTGATTATGAGCAACATTTCCGTGGTGTACATGACAGCTATGCAGATCTAATAGCCAATATTCCTATTGCTAAAGATGGCGATTACGCCCACATCAAAGAGTCTCAAAACTTTGGACGCTTATCTGCTATCTGGAGTGGAACTGCAGGAGTATGGAATATTTCTGGTATTAACATTGGTTCAAATACCGATGAAGTTCCAGAAGGAAATTTAAATTTATATTTTAAGGCTCAAAGGGTCTTAGACGTTGTATTGAATGGATTCGACGCATCTATTTCAACTACAGTTACTGCTGCTGATAAAATAGGGTTTGCCATCGGTAAACTACAAGGACAGATCTCAAAATTCATTGCAGATTTCCAAAAAAATGTCAGAAATACACTTCTGGAAAATCTTGTTTTTACAGATTCTTCAAAAATAAAAAATGGGGATTCGATAGAGAAATCTTTAGGAAAATTACAGGCACAATTTGACGTATCACCTTCAAGTGCAACTTGGTACAACGCTAAAACCATTGGAACTATTCATCGAGATATTGATAAGGAATGGACACAAATTGAGTTTGCAAAAATTAACGGTATGTTATGGATCAGAGGACGTGTGTATGGTTCGATTTCACCTGCAGTCCCATGGGTTAGTCTTACAAATTCAAACTGGTACCTAAACGCGCCATTAACCCCTACTTCTGGTAATTCGATACCATTTTCATTTTTGGGTGTACAGCAAGCAACAGGTGGTCCACTCATTCATCATCAATTTTTTGGTGCGCAATCTACATTTTATGGTTTATCAATTTCTATCGCTTCGTCCTTTGCTGACAAATATGTGTTTATCAACCCAACATGCCTTGGTGAACTTGTAGTTAAATGATTTCCTGATTAGGTTTTAATCAGGATTCAATCATTAGCCTACTCAAACTTCAAACCTCAGAATCTCCAAAAGCCACCCTATCTTTTGGAGATTTTTTAAATGGCAAACCAACACCACGGCATTTCTGGACGCGAGGTCCAATCTGGCATCATTCCGATGCAAGATGCTACAACCAATACCATTGGAATGATCTGTTTTGCAGACGATGCAGATCCTATCGTTTTCCCAGAAAATGTCCCTGTTCGAGTTTCATCAATCAATCGCGTATTACCTGCAGCAGGTCTAACAGGCAATTTACGCAAAAACCTTGAGATCATTTCTAAAATCACCAACCCCACTCTTATCGTGATCCGAATTCCTTCCCCGTTTGGTGAGGTTTTCGATGTACATAATGTCACTGGTGGCGTTAACGAATTCGGACAACGCACAGGCATAGAAGCATTCTTGACTGCGAAACCAATCCTCGGGATTAGTCCCAAAATTATTATTGCACCTGATGTAGAAACACCGGACGTAGTCGAGGCTCTTGCTGCTGTATGCAAAAAATTACGTGCTTATTCCTACGTTACACCTCGCGATGCTACTGGCGGTATTCTTACAACTGCTGAAGAAGTCGTTTTATATCGCGATCAACTTGCCCATCGTGAGATTGAACTGATCTGGCCTGAATGGACTTCAGGGAGTGTTTTTTTGGGGGAGATCCAACCCCCTCAACACTAAGTTGTGAGGGGGCGACAAAATCCTTTAAGTGGGTGATGGCAATCCGAGAAGGGACCACACCGCCTGCAGACCTCACATTATTCGTAGATGGTGTAAATCAAAATGATAAACCACCTTTAACTTGGTTAAATCAACAAGTTTTAGAAGAGAATTTCCCGTTCTCTGTCCCTGCAGGATTCCAAGTCGGTCAGGGTGTCATGCAGTGGACAAACAACGATGAACTTAATCACCGTATTGAACTCGTCAGCAATAACTCAGATATCATTCTCCTTGCATACGATAACCCTACTGTTATCGAGTTGGACAACACCCCTATGCATATCGGTGTTTGTCTTAGCCATACTGAAGCTGAATCAATATCCTGCTCTGGAGCAACTGATAAAGTTAAATTTATATCCTCGGGTTTAAGTAGTAACAACACAGGATACAACCTTATTGTTAATGGCTTTAATTACCGAGATTTCAATTGGAGTGGTGATAGTTCTCTTGTTGGATATTTACAACATGCAGTCTTGAATTATCTTTCTGACAAACTAATCGTCACAACGGAAGGTTCTGGCTTTGGAACAGATTGGACTATTCAAAATATTTCTAATGAAAATTTAAGAATTAGTCTTGTACCTTGGATAAGTACTACTGATTTTTCCATTGCTCCAGATAATGAAAACCCAACATTGCACAGTCCAAATTCACAGGTTTTCGAGTTTTGTCTTTCACCAGGTGCGCAAGTTGATCCCCCATGGGACATTGAATACCAATATATAGGAGAAACCACTAGGGAACTTACTGGCAGTGAGATTCCAGACTATAGTAATTTTGGAAATGTCTACGCGACATCTCTAAAGTTCAATAATACAGTGATAAGAATCGGTGATTCTGCCTTCAAGGATTGGTCATATGCACTATCACTTGAGTTAAGCAACACTGTAAAAAACATTGGAAATGGAGCATTTAGCTCATGGATCAGAGCAACTACTTTAATCATTCCTGAGGGGGTTGAAACCATTGGCAGTGAATGCTTTGACCACTGGCTTGTGCTAAAAACATTAACTTTACCAAGCTCGATTACTAGTATTTCAACTGCTGCATTTAATTATTGCTCAGCACTAGAAAAGATCACAGTCAACGCAATTAATCCGCCAAATATGACCGGAGCTGCTTTTTGGGACACTAATAATGCACCAATTTATGTACCTCAACAGTCGGTAAATGAATATAAGGCCGCTCCAAATTGGTCAAATTATTCATCGCGTATTTTTCCAATACCTTAGATCAATGAAACCACCTTCGGGTGGTTTTTTTTCAAATCAACAAATCCCGATTAGCTTTTAATCAGGATTGCACAAATAGCGAAGCCTGACCATTCACCGCATGATTGACCCATCAACCAATGAAATGGGAAATTTCATGCCACAAACCAACTTATCCGAACTGTACGGACATGGCAGTTTCACTGCTGTCGTCGCAGCTGCAGCTTTGCGAGCCGAAACCGACAAAAAGGTCGGCTGGCATAAATCACTGTCAAATATTCCTGTGACTGGTCCAACAGGAATCAGCCAACCAATGACTTGGGATCTTGAAGATCCAGACACAGACGTCGGTTACTTAAATCAGCACGACATTACCAGCATGATCCAGCATCAAGGTTTCCGTTTTTGGGGAAACCGCAATTGTTCTGATGATCCTCGCTTCAGTTTTGAAGTGGCCACACGTACCGCACAATTTATTTTAGACACCATCATTAATGGCTGTTTTCCATTCGTGGACCAACCACTGACCCCATATCTTGCCAAAGACATCATCGATTCGATTAACGCTGAGCTACAGGAACACGTTACAGCGCGTCATTTGCTTGGTGCTTCAGTTTGGTATGACGCAGCCGAAAACTCGATCCAGAACCTACAACAGGGGCAACTCTGGGTCGACTATGACTATACCCCTGTCCCAACACTTGAAAACCTTGGCATCAACCAACGAATTACTGATCGCTATTTAGTAGATTTCAGCAAGTTGCTTGGTGGCGGTTCAACAACGGAATAAGGAGTTCCAAATGCTTCCACGTACACTCAAAAACTTTAATGTTTTTGTTGATACCCATTCTTGGGCAGGCGTTGCCGAAACTTTCAATATTCCAAAAATCACCAAAAAAACGGAAGACTATCGCGGTGCTGGCATGATTGGTGATATTGCTCTGGCCATGGGCTACGAAAAGCTTGAAGGTGAAGTCACTTATGCAGGTTTTGACGTTAAACAATATCGCCAGCTAGGTGTTTGCGGTACTTCAGATCTACCAGTCCGCTTTGTTGGTATTTATGAACGCCAGGATAACTGCACCACTCAAAATGTCGAAATTTACATGCGTGGCCAAGCCCTAGAGCTAGATCCTGGTTCAAGTAAAAACGGTGAACGTACAGAAATCACTATGACTTATAACTACACCTATTTACGCATTGAGGTGGACGGATTAGTCCAAGTTGAACTTGATCTGGTCAATGGCATTGAACGTTTTGGCGACACCGACGTCGCCCAGGCAATTCGAGAGTTACTCGGTTTATAAACCGGGTTTCCCCCCTTCCCCCCCTAAAAATTAAAAACAGGAAATTTTCATGACTTCAGCAAAGCAAGAGCAAAACGCAGAAACCATCATCGATCCAAATGTTCGTATTGTTGACTTAGAGACTCCGATCATTCGCGGATCTGAATCCATTACACAGATTACTTTGCGTAAACCAAACGTTGGGACCCTTCGCAATTTAAGTCTTCAAGACGTGCTGAAGTGGCAAATCGAAGCTACCAATACACTGCTTACACGTATCACTACGCCAACACTTAGCTTGAATGATTTAAATGCAATGGATGTAGGTGATTACACAGGTTTAGCAGTGGAATTAACCAGTTTTTTGGTGACTGCAAAGGCGAAATCCCAAGCAGTGTAGATGAAGTCATTGCAAATCTAGCGGTGATTTTCCACTGGACACCTAAAGATTGTGAGGAATTTGAGATCGATGAGCTGATGCAATGGAACGAACGTGCAAGGGCTCGAAGTGAAGTAGAAAAGTAAAAAATAGGTAATGGCGAATGAGCAATTTAACTTTAAGTGCAATTTTAACGATCATTGATGAAGCATCAAAGCCGCTTAAAGCGATCCAGAACTATAGTGAATCAAGCTCAGACTCCATTACCGATTTAAATCAAAGTATCAAACAGCTCAACCAGACATTAAACGGATCAGATGGCCAGCGTTATAACCAATCATTAAAACAAACAGAGAAAAATACCAACGCTGCCCGTTCTGCTACTCGTGTTCTCGTCACCGAGTACGGCCATGTTGATAGAGCATTATCGAACCTGCTCCATAAAACAGACCAACGGAATACCAAACTGGCTCAAAGTCGCCAAAACATGCGCCAGGAATTCAAAAGTATTGCGATTGGTGGAGCTGTAGCAGGCGCAGGTATTTACCAATTTTTTAAACCAGCCATCGACTTTGAAAAACAAGTCAGTGGGGTTCAAGCCGTTCTAGGTTTAGATAAAGCCAGCGCAGCAATGAAGCAGCTCGAAGCTGATGCCCGTAAGTGGGGAGCTGCATCTTCATTCAGTCCAACTGAAGCAGCACAAGCACAATTTGCCTTGGGTTCTGGTGGTTTCAATGTGGATCAAATTCGCCAGGCGTTAGGTGGAACCCTTCAATTAGCTGAAGCAGGCAAAGTAGAACTCGAACAAGCTGCACAAATTGCCGTCGGTACCTTAAATGGTTTCGGTTTAGCAGCCAAAGAAATCAATCGAGTAAATGACGTATTTGTACAAGCAACCAATGCCACGGCCACCAGTGTGGGGGGCTTAGGTGAAACAATGAAATATGTTGCACCAGTGGCCAAACAGTATGGGGCATCTATCGAACAAGTCACAGCCATGACGGGTTTACTTGGAAATAACAACATTCTCGATACCCAAGCAGGTACAGCCTTACGTGGCATCATGCTTCGCCTAGCTGCACCACCTAAAGCAGCTCAAAAAGCCTTAGATGATTTAGGTGTCAAAACTGCGGACGCAAAAGGTAACTTGCGAGATCTATCCGATGTTATGAATGATCTTCGGATAACCACCAGTAAAATGGGATCAGAAGAACGGCTGGCATTGCTGTCCGATATTTCTGGTACCGAAGCAGCTTCAGCAATGGCTGTGCTTGTAGATCAGACGGGTGTCGTTGACGAGAAAACAGGGAAAGTTGTCAATAAGATCAAGCAGCTCACCGATGAACTAGAAAACTCAAAAGGTGCAGCAGCTCAAGCAGCGGCAATTTTAAAAGACAACCTCGCTGGTGATATCGAAAATATGGGGGGTGAATGGCAGGATCTCAGCATCGCTATTCAAAAAGTTCTTGGGAATGATCTTCGCGCCTTTATCCAACAGGTCTCTGAAATTATCGGACGGATAAAAGCATGGGTCGAAGCCAATCCCGAACTGGTGAGAACACTAGCCAATATTGCAATCAAGCTGCTCATGCTAAAGGTCGGTTTACTTGGTGCAAAATACACTGCAAATCTGTTCTTGGGTGGCATTGTCAGCATCATCGCAGGCATTACCAAGTTCGCGATTGGCTTCGACCCATGCTTTTATCCGTCCGATAATTTCAGAGACCTGTTCGATAAAGGCGCGAAGATCATTCCTAAGAACTTTTTGAATAGCGATGCTGAGATCCTGCCATTCACCCCCCATATTTTCG